GACAGGGATAACCCGAAAAACTGCAGCGGATGAACTTTCCTATCTTTCTAAAAAAAATTGATAATTATAGTTTTGTATCAGCAAATTATAGTCCGGGGATGAAATATGGTAAATCAACCACCACGAATGTAGCGATTTCTCCTCAGTTTTTAACAAAAATGGCAAATGATTCAGACTTAGAAGATGAGTACATAAAAGAAATTGGTAACATGAAAAAACTAGATGAGCAGTTTGCAAAGCAACAAGCAGATATTGGATGGAGAGTTGAACAGGGATGGGCAATAGATAAAGATGGAAATATTAGTTCATGGGCAATAGGACATAAAGATTCAAAAGTAAAATCCTTTCTCCAGAATATGAGTGAAAAAGCCGAAGAAATCCTACAGAAGCAGTTGGAAAAAGCAAAGGATACAAAGGAAGAAAAAGAAGTATTCTCGATGAAAAAGCATAAAGAAGTTATAAAAAAGAACAAGGTTGATTTGAAGGTGTAAATAATCAGATTCGAAGTATTATGCAGAAAAAATGCATAGCATTGAGGGAGCCTTGCGTATGTCAGATGAAATCAATGCTCAGTTCGGATTTGAAAGAGTATTCGGTAAGACTAACGGCAATGCAGATACTGATACAAAAATTACAAAATTTGGCATCTCTTTTAATAGTGACGGAACTACAACATTCTATGCAGAGTTAGAAAAATCATCAGCCAGTCAGAAAGAATATCTTGAAAAAATTCAGGAAAAGAAAGCTGCTGAGAAGAAAGAGATAAAGAAAAAGGAACAATCCAAGCAAATCGAAGTACGAAAAACTACGGTTCAGGCAAATTCAAAAGAAGAACTTTTGGATAAGATCAAAAACGTTGACTGGGATTCCATCAAGTCGGAGGAGAATAAAATCGGCGGAAGATTTGATTTTTCAGTTTAGTTTATTCAGATGAGAATAGAAGCAATTTCATAAACTCTTACATACACACTTGACAATATTCCGCCGAGCGCGGCGTCGGTGAAGGGGTTCGCACCTGTGGTGTGCCAACAGAGGTATCGCGGATGCACTCATGGAAAAAATGACACCTTTAATAATGAAGAATAGTGTACAGAAATAGCAAATGCTGTGAAATCAATGGTGTAAATATCAGAAATAAGGAAGCTAAAAGTTGGGCGGCAGATTAGTTAATAATTTGCCGCCTATATACATTTCTCTCCTTTATACCGATACATCAATAGAATTATGAACGAGTCTATTACCATTTTGGACAAGTGTAGCTTCTACGGATTCTCTTGTGACATTATCAAGAATGCTTGCATCAAATGCTTGTCCGGGCTTCCAATTTGGATTGGCTGATTTTACTGCCGCATACATAGCAGCTCTATACTGTCCTTCATATTGTTCTAAAGTCCATGTACCACTTAAACGCTTATCTTTGCTGACACTTAACTGATAATCTGAGACCGTTTCAAGTTTTGTGTAAACGTTAAAAACTGATATAAGATTTGTGAATAGTTACAAATGGGCAGAGCCGATTTTCCGGATTCTGCCCATATCTGCATTATACAGGAGTTTTTGGGCATGTCAATAAGACCTGCCCAAAACAAGCTGGTTTTACAGATTGCGTCCGATCAGACGCTCTTCAAAATAGATTTCAAGCTGGGAGTGGATCTGCCCCCAGTCCTGCCTGTGTCCGGTCCATTTTTTCGTGATATCCATAGTTGCCAGATACAGCATTTTCAAAAGGCTGTCATCTGACGGAAAAACGGTCTTGCTTTTGGTCACTTTACGGAGCTGACGATTGAATCCTTCAATGGCATTTGTGGTGTAAATTAGACGTCTTACTGCCTCCGGATATTTGAAATATGTGGACAGGGTTGCCCAGTTATCATGCCAGGATTTATAGATTTTCGGGTACTTGGAATCCCATTTATCTTTGAACGATTCTAACTCATTTAAAGCTGTTTCTTCCGTTGGAGCCGCATATACAAGCTTCAGATCAGCCATCAGTTTTTTGATATCTTTGTAGGAGACAAACTTCGTTGAATTACGGATCTGATGAATGATGCATTGCTGAATCTCTGTTTTGGGATAAACAGCCTCGATTGCCTGTGGAAATCCATTCAACCCATCAACACATGCAATCAGGATATCCTCAACGCCCCGGTTTTTTAATCCATTCATGATAGAAAGCCAGAACTTTGCACTTTCGTTTTCTCCAACATACATTCCAAGGACATCTTTTTTTCCATTCATGTCGATACCAAGAGCAATGTAGACCGCACGTTTTACAATACGTCCTTCGCTGCGGACATGATAATGGATTGCATCCATAAATACTACAGCATACACTTCTTCCAGAGGGCGTTCCTGCCATTCCTTTACAATCGGCAGGATTTTATCTGTGATCCTGCTGATTGTGCTGTCAGAAATATCAATATCGTATAATTCACGCATGTGGGATTCAATGTCTCCAGTTGTCATTCCCTTGGCATACATGGAAAGTATTTTTTCTTCCATGTCCTGAGTTACGGTATTTTGATATTTTTTAATCAGCTGTGGTTCATAATCACCGTTACGATCCCTTGGAATCGCTACATCCATATCTCCATAACTGGTGTGCATGGTTTTGCTGGAATGTCCATTTCTACTATTGTCTGTTTCTTTGTTTCGGTAGTCATACTTGGAATATCCTAATTCTTCATCCAGTTCTTCATCCAAAGCACCTTCCAAAAGGACAGACATCATGTCACGCATGATGCTATTTACATCGGTGCCATCTTTGATGCTGATATCATTATTTTTCAGATAGTCACGCATCATTTCTCTCATTGCTGCTTTTTGTGGGCTGTCTTTTCTTCTTGCCATAAAAATAACCTCCAAACTGAGTAATTTTATCTTACATCAGTTTGGAGGTTTACACAAACTTTGGGATGCTCCCAACAATCCTTTTATTTTCTCTATTCCATTTCTTATAGAATTTTCCGCACTCGTAATTTTTTCATTAAATTTCTCACTGATCCCGCTCATCGCACTGTCAACTGTACTTCTTGCCGTCTCCAATCCCTCTGCAAACCATGTTTTTATTCCTGACAATTTTCCACCTGTCAAATTATCAATAAATGTAAGTCCTGTGGTAAACTGTCCTTTAATTCCCTCCATAGTCGCAGCAACAATTCCTTGCAGACCTCCTCCGTTTTCTTCATATGCAGACTTGATATTATCTAATTTTGACTTGACTGTGTCTGCCGCTACGCCCATACTATTTTCAAAGAATCCTTTAACTATCTCTAATCCATTGTGAATTATATCTTTGAATGCAGAGATTTTTTCAGATGCATCAATGCCAACTGCGCCAAGAGCACCGCTTATTGTACCTAAAAGTCCATCTGCAAATCCTCCAATAAATGATAGAATTGCATCGAATCCATTAATGAAAAAATTTTTGAGATCATCGACTGCATTCTTTGCAAAGTCAATTGCTCCCGTAAAATCCCCTCTAAATAATGCAACTATCATATTAATCACATTTGTGGCAAACGATGCAAGACTTGACAAGGCATTGGTAAGAGGTGTCAAGGCAGCAACAATTCCCTGAATAAACCCGACTATCATTCCAACCGCCAATGTAGCGATTGCTCCCGCAATGGCACCTATTACTTTCAATATAGGCTTAGATGCTTCATACAGACCAATCAGATTTTCACCCAATGTTTGAAGTGCAGGCTTTAGAGATTCCCATGCAGTTAACACTGCTCCCTTGACCTGATTAAATAAACCAATCCAAAAATTCCGGAAACTTTCTGATTTATTCCATAAAATTGAAAATGCAGCCACAAGAGCTATAATAGATATAGCTATCCATCCAACCGGCGAGGCTGCAAAGGCTCCACTCAATACCATCCATGCAGACTTTAAAGTCAATACAGCTGATTTTGCTGTATTTATAGTTTTTCCGACAGTACCAATCGCACCAACTAATGAGCCTACAACAATTAAAATAACTCCCAGCTTCATTGCAACATTCATCATCGTTGAAATTGTATCCTGATTTTTACCAATCCAGTCTGATCCTTTTTGTATCAAACTATCTGCTTTTTCAAGTGTTTCATTAAATACCGGAAGGAGATTGTTTCCTAATTCCTCAACATTATTATGTATTTTCTGCTTAAGCACTTCCATTTTTTGAGCCGGAGTATCATTAATAGCCTGTGCCATCTCCTGCGTGACATCTATTCCCTTTTTCATGCTAACCGACAGGGAATCAATGCCATTTTGCAGCCCTCCAATATCATTGTATAGAAGATCAATCATTGCAACTGCTTCATCCGTTCCAAACGCTTCTTTTATTTGCTGTTTTTCCACTGCATCCAGAGTGTCTCCATATTTGCTCTGTAATTGTGATAATATCTCTGGTGTACTAAGCAACTGATTATTTGTATCTACAAATGATAACTTTAATTTATCTCCCGCAGATGCCGCAGCATTTAAAAATGCTTTATACTTCGTAGCTGCTTCAGAACCACTCATTGTGGTCTGCAACTGTCCTAAAATAGCAAGCTGCTCTTCCATTGATATCTTATTATTAGTTGCTGTAGCACCAAGTACAGAGATTGCACTAGCCATTTCAGAACCGGCAGTCTTATAATTTTTTACCGCCGTTGATATTCCTGCTGAAAACATTTCCCCAAAATCCATATCTGACATGTCTTCATATGCACCCTTATAAATGCCATAACCTGTAGCAAATAAAGAACCCATTTCCTCTGTAGTCGACTTTGTAGCCTTACCAGTAAGCGCTGCCAATTCGGTAAACTGTGCCACGCCTTCATCCGTAAGCGATGCAATACCGGATTTGATATCATATGCCGCTGTAATGAAGTCACTTTTTGTTGTGCCTGCCCATGTATCAGAAAAACTCTTTGCCGCATTTTCCACAGCTTTCAGATCTGTTACTCCTAATGACGAAAGCTCTCCAAGCGCATCCTGAGTGTCAAATGTGGATTTTACAGTCGCAATTCCTGCTCCCAGGATGCCCGCTCCTACTCCAGTGAGGGCTGCCCCTGCCTTCTGCACCGTTCCGAATGCTTCATTAATAGATTTCGTACTGGCAGTAACATTATTCGTCACATTTGATAGACCATTAGACATATTATCCACAAGTCCTAATACAACAGAGAGACGATATACTGAATCCATTCCCATATATACTCCCCCTCTCTATTCTGCATCTGGAAATATAGCTGCAACCCCATGATTAACAGCCTCTTCCAAATCCCTGATCATCATTTCCCGTGATATTTCCGCCATTGCAATCAGTTTAAAAAATTCATCAAATTCAAGTTCATCAATTTTTTTTGGAATAAGATGACCGGGAAGATACTTACAAATAAATATCTTCCCCATTTCGATCTCATTTGCACTTATTTTTCGCTTGCATTCATCTACAGCTTTTTTACCTGTGTATCCTTGCTAAGACCAAGCATATTAAGAAGCTTTTCGCCGATACCAATTGACATAGCCGGATATTCTTCCAATGCTTCTTCCAGATCTTTCTCCTGCTCCAGACATATATTGTCTAACAGAAACATTTTTAATGCCTTACTTGTTGATGCTGCAGAAGTTTTCACATATCTGTCATACGAAGCTGTATTTGGTCTCTTAAAAATGAAGTCATACGTTTTTTCTTCATCGTCATCTTCATTAAAAGAAACCTTTACCTCATAAGCCTTGCCACCGGTTGTTTTGTATTTTTCTCTTAAGCTTTTAACCAAATCATCTCCTGTTTTCGGCTCCTGTGTCTTTGATTCTGTTTCTAAATTCTCATCCGCTGCTGATAAATTCATGTTCTCACCGAATGGTGTTTTAATATCCTTATTTAAATTCTCCATAATAATCCTCCAATTTCTATCATTAAATTTTACGCCCGAAGTCCGTTGTATTTAACACCACCATAAGCTGTTCCTTTTAACTCAACTTTCAATGTCTTATCACCCTGAGCCGCTTTAAATGAAGTCTCTGAAAACTTGACTTTATTTATAATATCCGTTGTCGTTTTCTCTTCTTCATTTGCAAAACTAACTGTAATCTTTGGAATAACATAATTGAACAGTCTTTTTACACCATTTTTCTTTAGCACCCGGCAATATTCATTGAAGTCTTCCCTTGACATGGATACCGTCACATCTGAACTGTGATTTCCTGTCCCATAACCTCTCGGATCTCCGCCTTTTCCATAAACAGCCTCTTCTTCCTGTTTACTGCCATAAGATATATCTGTAATCTCAATATTCTGCATTCCAGGAACAGCAATATCAATACTGTTCCAGTCGTATGCTCTTCCATTAATTAATTTGTTTTTTGCCATTTATTTTCCCCCTATTCTGCACTGGATGTTCCATAGGGATTTTTCACCGCAAAATTAATATTAAACACGCGTGACGTACCCATCGGAACCCACTCTGCATTTACAGTCAATGTCTCATCCACAAGAATATTGGTATTTTCCGTGTCAATCGTAACCTCACCAGAACTAATAATCTTATCATCATCACAGTCATCCATTGCGATATTCAATTCGCTCTCAATACCTTTTACACTGGTCTCAATCTCTTCCGGATCAATCTCCTGCTGAATGTTTTCAGTTGCCCTTTTTGTAACTTCCCTGACAATACGGTTTAGTACTCTGACATTTTCAACATATGGAAAATCACTGTTATCCGGGGCAAGTGTATTTGCATTTGAAACATAATAATTTTCCAGACCTGTATACTGCCGGAACACGGTATACCCCATCTCATCCAGTTTTTCTGTATACTCGCTTATACCTTCCGGAATCAATTTCAGCAATTTTGCAGAGCTTATCGGGAAATCTTTTACGCATCCAATTGAAAGGCTTTCCTTTGCCCGCCCAAATAACCCACATATGACTCCAGCCATATTGGTTATCCTTGTAGACATGTCATTTCCTATATAAATTCCATAGGATAAAGAAACACAGATATAAATGCTGCTGATCCCACGCCGTTCCTCTTTCATAGCTATCAGATATTCGTCTAAAGTTTCCTCTTCCCTTTTTTCTCTTCCTTCGACTACAAAAATTACCGGTTTTTTATAGATATTAAGAAATTCCACTGCTTCCTGCTGTAAAGCAGCCCACAATGCCTTTCCAGATGTCCCAACAATGTGTACAAGTTCAAACGAGATATTACTATTTTTTAAACTTTCCACTGCCTGTAGCACACTTTGATTATTCAATACCGGCTCTGTCGTTTCAAAGGAATACGCATCTCCCTCTTTAAATTCAACAGACTCCGAAAATTTAAGTACCAGACCCGTCTTTGACAATTCATATGTACCCGTCATTGGTATCATCTGTTCCATCGAAAAAGTATTTCCTCCATCAATGGAATATCGAAACATACCGTTGTTCAAATCCCCTGTTTCGGTAATCTCTACGATTACCTGATATACATTATTGGGATTTCCTTCCACTGAAATTGAACCTGCGCCATCCCCGGAGTGTGTGATTTTTCCCACTGTTCCCTGAACATTTGCGGTAACCGGAATGGCATAATTCTCTTTCAAACCGTTTTCTGCTGCATCCATACATGCATCTGCAAGAGGTGTATAT